CGGCCAGCATCTCCGCAATCGGTGCAGTGACCTTTGCCAACGGCTCCGCAGGCGCTCCATCGGTGACGTTTGTTGGTGACAACACGACTGGCGTGTACTTGCCTGCCTCTGGCCAACTCGGCTTGGCAGCAAGCGGCGTTGAAGTAGCCAACCTGTCTACTAGCGGGGCAGTCTTTCCATACGGTGTATCAGGGGGTACGTTTTGACCGCAAAAGTTGTTGCCCTTCAAGTCAAGCCCGGCATTCAGCGCGACGGCACGCTCTTCAACGCCCCGACGTATGTCGACGGGCAGTGGGTTCGTTTCCAAAACGGGCTGCCTCGCAAGATGGCAGGCTACAACGGCATCTTCTTGAACTCACCCGAGGTGTCACGTGGCATGCTCATGAGTTCCAGCAACGGCATCAACTACGTGGTGTCTGGCACCAGTAGCGGCCTATACCAATGGCGCACCGACAACGATGACGGTACTGGCAGTGGCCCATACACGTACACCTTGAGCAGCTTCACATCGAATGCGAACAACTTGTGGCAGTTCGACATTGGCTACGACTCGACTGGTGGCGGCGTCAGTAACTTGATCGCCCACCCCGGCCAAAACTTGTCCGCCATTGATAGCACAGTGAACACTCGCCCAATGTATGGCGACTTCACTGGCACCACGCTTGCCCCTGTCGGCGTGTTCACGTCATCCGTGATCACCACCAACACCCTCACCGCTCTGACGCTGTCTGTCAACAACGACATGATCGGCGCTGGCCAATCCGTGACAGGCACCGGCATACCTGCCAACACCACCGTGGTGTCATCTATCGCAGACTTCCCCAATTTGGAAGCCGTGGCAGTGACTGGCATAGCTGGCCAATGCTCTTGCACCATCACCTCTGGTTTGTTTGTTGGCCAAACGGTCACTGTGGGTGGTACAAGCACAGGCACAGCTACAGGCTTGGTGTCTGGCACGACCTACTACATCATCGCCACCAACAACGCCACGACATTCACTTTGTCGTTGACCTCTGGTGGCGCTGCGATTACCACCACGGCTGGCACAACAGACGGCTTGGTGTTCACCTTGGGAACGTACCAAAAGATCACGCTGTCCAACGCAGCCACAGCCACAGCAAGTGCCGTGACGTTGACGTTCGACAACAACATCTCGGTGTCTGGCGGCGTGGTGATGCTTCACCCCTACCTCTTTGTGTACGGCAACGACGGCTTGATTCAAAACAGCTCGGCTGGCAACTTCAACAATTGGGTTGCAGCGGACGCAAACGCAAACAACGTGGCCTCTGGCAAGGTCGTCAAGGGCTTACCCTTGCGTGGCGGCACAACGTCCCCTGCTGGCCTGTTTTGGACTCTAGATTCAGTTGTCCGCGTGACCTACTCACCATCCACGGTCGGTGGCATCAGCTACTACTGGAAATATGACTTGATCACCAGCCAAAGTTCGATCATGTCGTCACAGTGCGTGATCGAGTATGACGGCATCTTCTATTGGGCTGGCACGGATCGTTTCCTCATGTACAACGGCGTTGTGCAAGAGGTGCCCAACACCCAAAACATGAACTGGTTCTTCGACGGCCTGAGTTACACCCAACGCCAGAAGGTTTGGGCAAGCAAGGTGCCACGTTGGGGCGAGGTGTGGTTCTTCTACCCGCGTGGCGATGCAACAGAATGCACCGACGCGGTGATTTACAACGTGCGTGAGAAGACGTGGTACGACGCAGGTCAAGCCCCCGGCGCTCGCCGTTCGGCTGGTACCTTCTCCGAAGTGTTCCGCCAACCAATTTGGGCTGGGAACGAAGAGAACGCAGAGGGCACCTACACCTTGTGGCAACACGAGACAGGCGTCAACCAAGTGTTGGGCAACCAAGTCAACGCCATCGACTCATTCTTTGAGACTCCCGCCTTGGGCGCATACAGCGGCCTCGTGGGTGCCAGCCAACAAGCTGGTGAGAACTTGTGGACCCGATGTGAGCGTGTTGAACCTGACTTTGTGCAGGAAGAGGACATGTACTTGGTGGTGACTGGCAAGGGCTACGCAGACGACGTGGACCAACCATCCCCACCTGTTTACTTCGCCCCAGACGCGCTGAAGGTAGACATGCGTGAGCAGCGTCGTGAGATGCGTATGCGCTTTGGTTCAAACACGCTTGGCGGCAACTACTTCATGGGTAAGGTGCTGTTGAGCCTCGACACCGGCGACGTTCGCGGAACGGGCAACCCTTAATGGTTACCTACGATCCTCGTGGGATGACATGGGATCAGTGGAACGCACTGACCGAAGAGCTGTTTTCACAGCAGCAGCTCGGTGTTGTCCCAGAGGATCAATGGCGCACATGGGTCGACGCCTTGGTTGGCGTTGGACTCTTTCAAAATTCAGGCGTGGCTGACTCCCGTGGTTTTGACACTTGGCAGGATTGGGCTTACCACCTGATCGGTACAATGTCAGTCAACTAAGCAGGCTAAAAATGGCAGATACAGATCAAAACGTAGCGAGCTGGTTCGCAGCCAATCCAGAGGCGTCTTTGCAGGATGCCATTGCTGCTGGTGAATCGGTTGGAATTAACGCGTCACAGGCTCAAAACTATTACAACCAGTATTCGCCTCAAGCTGCGCCGCTGTCTGCCGCACCTACTCCTTACTCTGCCATTGTTCCAACAGTTGCCCCAACAGTTACGACCTTTGAAGACCTGTACAAGAATGACCTTGGCCGCGCTCCTGACGCCGCTGGCTTGAAGTATTGGCAGGACACCTATGGCACTGGACCGCTGACAACTGAAGCGATGAACGCATTCAAGTCGGCAGAAGCGCCCGAGTTGGCTGCCAAGAAGTCTACAGACGCTTGGTTTAATGCCAACCCAAATGCGACCAAAGAGCAGATTGCAAGCGCCATTCAATCCAATGGCGGCCTAACCCCTCAATTGGCCAGCGTTCTTGCTCAACGATTTGGAACTGACGAAAACACAATTCAGTCCAACTACAACAACGCCATTCAAGACAAACAATACACCGACTTGGTGACTAACGCCTATGGCGGCATTGGTCGCACAGGCGTGGGAACTGCTGCCAGCAACATTGATCAAGCTGGTTTGGATTATTGGAAGGGCCAACTGGCCGCTGGTGCAATTGCGCCAGACCAATTCAACAACGTGTTTGGCAACGCGGTGCGTCAATACAAGACTGAGCATCCAGACGATCAGTACACCCAATACGTCAACAACTACCAACTTGGCCAACAAGCCGAGCCAATGAAGTCTGGCCTTGAGAATGTTTTTGCTGACAAAAAGATTTCTTGGGAAGAAGCCAACCAGATCAATGATTACTACACGCAGTATGGTTTCAAGCCAGAAGATATTGCGCGTGTAACTGGTCGAAGTCTTGATGAAGTGAAGCAGGCGCTTGGTGCTCGTGGCGACATCATTGGCCAAAACATTACCTCTAGATTGGACAGTCCAGTCAGTTTGGTCGAGTACGCACAAGACAACAAGCTGTCAGCCAAAGACTTGGCGTCAGCGTCTGGCGGCGTGTTGTCGGAAGAGTCTGCCAAGGCTTTGCTCGACAAGGGCAGCACATACGCCGGTCGCGTTGAGTTACAAGATCCAGAAGCGTACAAACAAATCAAAGGCATCATCAGCCGCGCCGTCAATAAAGACTATGGTGGCGTAGAGCATGATTGGATGTACAAGATGCTTGGCGGCTTGGACAAGAATGAAGTTAGCCAAACTCCCAAGCAGTTGGAGATGACGCCGACAAAGACAGAAACTCGCACAGGGTCCGATGAAGGTGGAGAATATAAATATCAAGTAGTTGTGCCGGGCGAGGCCAAAAATACATCAGGTTTAACTGTTGAGCGAGATCCTGAAAGCGGCGAAGTTACTGGTTATTCAAAGCCTGTTGTCTCAAAGGATTTTGACAGCGGCGCAAACCTTACGGCGCATTACGATAAAAATGGAACGCTGACTGGTTACGACTCTAGGAATCGAATCTACACAAGCGATCCAGATTGGATTGGCGCAAGATGGAATGCCGATGGTTCTCCTGCTGCGTATGGCGGCCACACGGCTGGCGGTGGCTTCATCAAAAGTATTGGCAATGACGTTGCTAGTTTTACTCAGGGGCTTGGTCCGATTTGGACAGCCGCCAAGATTGCATTTCCTGAGTTGAACCTTGTCGACGTTGGCGCTGACGTTGCACGTAGTGAAGTTGGCCTCAACACCGCTGTCAAAGGCGCGTTGGGCTACGCAGGTATGCAAGACGCTTCGGCAGCAGACTTGACGAACCCTAGCAGCGTGAACGCCACAAGCGGCCTTGACATCGGTAGCGGCGTGAGCCCTGCCGTTCAAATGACACAGAACGCACAGTACGCCAAGCTGGGCGCGGCTGGGTTGTCCGCTGGCATGGCCGCTGACAAAGGCAACTACGCACCATTGCTGGCACTTGCTGCAAACGTGTCTGGTGCCAACAAGATGCCAGAAGTATCCATGGCAGCGAACACCTTGGCGGCAGCCAACGCCATTGCTACCAATAACCCAGCGGCCTTGATGTCCGCCGCAGGCAACCTGACAAACAGCCCTGACTTGAGATTGGCAGGCGCTGCAACAAACCTTTTGCAAGCTCAACAATCTGGCAACCAGTCGGCAATTGCCGTGGCCGCCATGGGCTTTGCTTCTGCCGTGAACACGAACGCCCCATCGGCATCTTCTACGCTGAAGACGACAATTTTTGGCCCAACCAAGATTGACACATCAAGTCTGCCACAAGGCAGCCCGATCAATCCGTCTGGCCCGTCCGCTGACGCTTCAGGCGCAGGTCCATTGAGCGGAATCAACACAGCTTCTGCGGACGGATCAATCCCGCAAGTTGAGGTTGGCGGGGCTCCAATCTTTGCAGGCACTGCAAACGCCGCTAAGGTTTCTGTGCCGGTTGGTTATCGTCTGATGACTATGGACGAGGCGGATGCTCGCCCCGCAGGTTCGTATTACGACATCACACAGAATGCTTGGATTGCCCCCGATGAGGAAGGCATGACTGAGCTGAGAAACCTGCAAGGCGCTTTGTCTGGACCCGCACCTGACGGCTACGGCAGGGACGTGACCAACTTAGACAGCTCTGCCGTCACAGGCGGCTTGTCTGGCGCTACATCGACAGGTGGCGCACCATCATCAAACATTGGCGAGATTGTCGTAACGGCTGACCGCCCTACTTCTGAAATTCCAGAGATCGTTGTGACGGCTGATCGACCAGTTGTGAATGATGCTGGCGAAATTGTGATCACCGCTGATCGTCCTGTCACAGAGACTCCGGTGGTGACACCACCAGTGGTAACACCTCCAGCGGCGACGTCTCCTTCGACTCCAATCAATCCAACGCCTACCAAAATAACGCAAGCATCTTCACCTTTGTCTGCTGCCGCACAGCCAGCGCAAAAGCTCGATAGCAGCCCACAGGGGTTGACGAGCACCATGCAGCGCGACAAGAAAATATTGAAAGAGCTGACGATGCTGTTTGGCACCCTGACGCCTGAGTTGGTGTCGGCCCTTGAGGATCGTGGCATTCGCGTTCCGCAGGCTGAAGACATTAAGCGCGACAACAAGGATGACGAAGAACAGCCCACAGAGAAACAACTTGCAGAGGACAAGAACTTGGAAACAAAATTTGCCGCCGCTGGTGGCGAGATTACCAGCAAGATTGATCAAAAAATCAATTACGTCCAACCGGGTTTGTTCGCCGCAGCCCCTGTGCTTGAGCAACAGCCCCGCGTTGGCGCTCTAAAGCACCTCCACGAAGGTCTGGTGCCCCGTAGAGCGACCGTTGGCATGGCCAAAGGGGGTTTGCCTAGCAAATACGCTGAAGCCACTCCAAAAGGCCACAATCCAGAGTTCATCACTGGCCTGACTGGTTACTACGCTTCTGGCGAGGGAACTGGCCAGAGCGACGACATTGACGCCTTGCTCCATGACGGTGACTACGTGGCCGACGCGGACCTTGTGGCAGCCTTGGGCGACGGTTCCAGCAAAGCAGGCGCAGAAGCCCTTGAGAAGTTCCGTCGCAGCGTCCCGCACCAAGAGCACGCCGAGGGCGGTCAACCCGTCGCGGCCAAGATCGCGGACGGCGAATACGTGTTCCCAGCATCATTTGTCACAGCCATTGGAAAAGGCGACAATAAGGCGGGTGCCGCAGTATTGGACAAGATGCGTGAGGCAATTCGAGCGCACAAAAGATCAGCTCCTACCAGTAAAATCCCACCAAAGGCAAAATCCCCTCTTGACTACCTCAAGATGGTGAAAGGTTAAAGAAAATGGCAAACCTCTTACAGTCATCGCAAACCCAAGCGACCACGGCACCAAGTTATTACACGGACTACCTGAGCAATCTGGCGTCGGCTGGAAAGTCTGCTGTAGATCCCACGACTGGTGCTCAGTACATTGGCGCACAGCCACTGCAAACAACTGCCTTTAATGAGGCGGAGACTGGCACCAAGGCTTATCAGCCGACACTCGCTACGGCTGGCACCACATTGGGCTCGGCTGGCACGTCGGCGTCCCCCTTGTCTGCTGCCACTAGCTACCTGACTGACGCTACGAGCAACCCCGCCGTGGCTGCACAGGGCTACATGAGCCCATACATCACTTCAGTGGTGAACGCGCTTGGTGAGGCTGGTCAACGCAACATTCGTCAGAACTTAGCCCCCGGCGCGGTGGCTGGTGCCATTGGCGGTGGCCAGTTCGGTTCAAAGCGTGGCGCTGAAGTGCTTGGCCAGACTCTGAGCAACGCCAACCGCGACATCTTGAACACACAAAGCCAAGCCTTGAACACTGGCTACAAAGACGCATTGGCTGCCGCTGTTCAACAAAATCAAATTGCTGGCCAAGCGGGTTCGACTGCTGCCAACGCAGCGTCGGCTGGCCAACAAAACCTGACAAACTTGGGCACGGCTCAGTCCAACTTGGCTGGCCAAAACCAAGCCCTTGAGTTGGCTCGTTTGAATGCCTTGTCTACCTTGGGTGGCCAGCAGCAAACAATCGCTCAAAACAAAGAGCTGTTCCCATTGCAAAACTTGACCACGTTGTCAGGTTTGCTGCGTGGCTACACAACACCCACAACAACAAAGACAACCGCAGAGATGTCTCCGCTGTCTGCCATTGGTTCGGTTGGCACTGGCTTGGCTGGCTTGTTGCAGACGGGCTCTAACGGCACAAACATGTTGAGTGGCCTGACTGGCTCAAGCAACTTGCCAGACTTATTCAAGAATCTTTCTGGTTCGGTTTCAGGCTGGTATGACCAAGTGGCCAACCCGATTACTGTTGACACAAGCGGTACTCAAGTTGGCACGGTTGATACTGGCGACTACGGCGGTGCAAGCGGCACATCAATCCGATAAGGAATAAATCATGGCAGAAAAAACACCACTGATGTACGAAGCGGCTGCCAAGTCGCCTTACGACGTAGAGAAGATCAACCCTGCTGGTCAGGATATTCCTCGCGTTGCCGAGTCACTTAACTCTGCCGAAGCTGCTGCTGAAAAGTATGCCGAGTCGTTGCGTGAGCGCTATGCGCAACCCAACTGGTTCAAGATGTCTGCCGCTTTTGCCAAGCCACAATTGGGTGGATTTTTTGCCTCGTTGGGCTCTGCTGCCGATGTGCTCGGTGAGCAGGTTGAACAACAACGCGCCATTGAGCCAACCATTTACAAGATGCGCTCAGAGATTGCCGCCAAGCGTGCTGGCTTGACTCAACGCTCTGAGGCTGACGCAATGCTTGAGGCATACAGCAAAGCAAACCCCGGCAAGCCATTCCCACCCGAGCTGATCGCCAAGGTGGAGAAGCTCGCGCCCGGTTCGTCTCAGTCCTCTGCTGCCAAGCTGTCGCAAGAAGCCACAGGCAAGGCCATCACGAACGCTGCTGCTGCTGTCAAGGCGGAGAGCGAGAACCCAATGATCGACACCATGCGTTTGGTGTTGGGTGGTAAAGAGAAGACGCCTGAAGAGGTCCAAGCCCTTCAAAGTCAAATCACATCGAATCGTCCCCCACAAATCTCCCCTGAAGAGTGGGCTGTGTTGCCTATCGAACAGAAGATGGCACGCCAAGCTCAGTACGCCAAGGACCAAGCCCTTATGGGTCTGGACGAGACGCAGAAGAGTGCTGTGTTGGCTAAAGGTGCGTTTGACACGTTGCCAATGCTTCACACCATTCGTGACTTGGCCATGGGTACAGGCATCAAAGGCGGCCAAGAAGAGATGGCCAAAGCCCTCAACTACTTCGGTGGCAATAGCCCATTTGATGCAGTGGCTCGCGCTGCTGCGGACGGTCGTTTGGTCAACGGTCGCTTGGAAGGTTTCGATCAATACGCTCGTCAAACCAACATGAGCCCCGAGGTGCGCGACAACTTCCAAAAGTTGGTGAAGCTGTTGGCCGACTACCAAGTCCGCGCAGTGAACGCATCGGTAAATCCAACCGACGCCTACTCTGCACTGAAGCAACAAGGTTCGCCAAACATCGGCAACTCACAGAAGTCTTTGGTGACATTGACCGACTTGCTTGGCCACGCCGAGAAGCATTCATTGAACCGCTACACGCAGACAATGAACGTGCCTGCACTGCAACGCATCGAAGCACTGAAGCCATTGGAAGAAGCCTACGGCAAAGAGCACGCAAAGATTGCAACAAGCGATCCGTTCAAGTACGCGCCATCGTGGTACAGCCCATCGGCCCCAGCGCCCGTGGCCGCACCTGCACGCGCACCTGTCGCGGCTCCTGCAACGACTGGCGCTGCACCAGCGGCTGGCAGTATGCAAGAGCGCCTGATGCAAGAACAAGCACGACGAGCTCAGGCACGCCAACCATAAGGATCGACCATGGATCTTTCAAAACTCAGCGATGATCAACTTGAGATTGCCCTCAAGGTTGCGGATGCTGCAAGACGCCAAGGTCTGAATCCAGACTTTGTTTTGCCTATGGTCATGGCCGAGAGTGGCTTCAACCAGAATGCCGTTTCTCCCAGCGGAGCCGTGGGCGTGATGCAACTCATCCCCTCAACCTCAAAATCTTTGAAGGTCGACCCCAAGAACATTGATGAAAACATTGATGGCGGTATGCGCTTGCTCAAAGAGCTGGTGGAAAACCCAAAGATTGGCAACGACCCATACAAGGTCTTGGCTGGCTACAACGCAAGCACAGAGACCCGCAACAAGTTTTATGAGTCCGGCAACTTGGCCGACTTGAAAGACGAGACGATCAATCACATGATCAAGGTCAGCGAGTATTACGGCGGCGACCTGCCAAGCGCATTGACGACGGCTCAAGAAGAGCCAAAGCCAAGCGAAGGTGAAGCCGGACCATCCGCTGGCGCTGTTGGCTCCACGGACGAGACGATCCCCTCTCAAGCGGGTGAGCCCGTCTCGGCGAAGCTCATGGGTGCATTGGGCGCAGGCACTGGCGTCGTTGGTGGCACTGCTGCTGGCGTCTTGGCAGCGAAGCGCGATGCTGCCGAGAGGGGTGCCGAATGGCTCGACTCATTGAAGAACAAAGGTGCTGCGGCGGCTGAAGATACGAGTGGCATGACGCCCGGCGAGAAGTATGCCAAGAAGACTGGCTACGGCGAAGGCAAGGGAACCGTCAAGAACGTCGTGGATCGACAAAAACTGCAATCCCCTAGCGGCAAGTTGGCCAAGCGTGTCTATGAGCACAACAAGGCCGTGCAGTCGCTGTCAGCCGCAGAGTCTGCCGCTGAAGAAGCCGCAGTGGCAGCCAAGGCAGCTCAGGCAGCCGAAGAGACTTCACCGCTGTGGAAATATGCACGCCATTTGGCCTCTATGCCCGTCAAGGGCGCGTTGACTGGTGCTGGACTTGTTGGTGGTGCCACTGACGTGTACAACCGCGCAAAACAGGGTTTAACGGGCGAGGCGGCACTGTCTGCTGTGGGTAACGTCGCTGGCGCTGCTGCCCCATGGTTGAGCGGCGCTGTGGCAGCCCCATTGGCAGGCATGGCCGGTGTTGCCGCACCGCTGTACTTGACTGCCGCCGACCGCCTGCGATACTTACAAAAACACCCCGAAGAGCATCAAGCTCCCGAGGTGGTAAACGGAATGCGATTTGGCCCAATGGGTGAACCATACCGCGATTGATTTTTTGCAAGGAAGCCATTTACCCCCGCCTAATCAGCGGGGGTTTTTTTATAGGGCTTCTCGTTTGTTCTTGAGGGCTTGACCCACAAGCTCATTCAAGCTCTTGGTGAACTTGACGCATTCGTCGCGTTCGGCCTTGATGATCGCTGGTGCTGCGGCCTTCACAAACGTGTTGGCCAACGTCACCAAGTCTTCCTCCAAGAAGTTGTAGTTCTCTTCCAGCATCACTGTGCGGAAGGCTTCACCCACTTGCTCAGGGGTGAGCTCAATCACTGTGCCTTCGACTTGTTCGGTCATGTTTTTCCTTATTTGACGTGAATGAATGGAGTGGCGTTGCCAGACATTGTCTGTGGCAGCTTGCCGTCCCACTTCTTGATGGCTTCTAGGTCAACAAACTGCTGGCCACCTTGCGACGAAACGGCTTGTGCTTTGATGCGAATTGCGTCAGCAATGCCTTGCGCCTCCACTCGTTGACGATCCGCTTCAGCTCGCGCAAGTTCGACTTCTTTTTGCTTGGCGTTGATTTGGAATTGTCGGTTGGCCGCTTCCATGATCGCTTTTTCAAGTGCAGGGTCTGTAACCAAGTTGCGCACGTTGGCAGAGCGAACGAAAAACCAGCCCTTGCCTGCTGACTCGTCGAGGTCTGTTTGCAGTTGCTTAACGATGTCAGCGGCGATAGCGGTGCGCTCAGTGTGTACCGTGGCGCTGCCGTACTTGGTGACGGTGTTGTAGATGTTCTCACGGGCTTGGCGTGTGACGTAGTTCATACCAATGCGGTTGCCGTCCTCACCCTTCTCGTGGGTCACATCGCCCGGCCAACGCGTCATGATGTCCGCCGCCTTACTTGGGTCGATTTGGATGTAGATGTCGACGTCCAAGTCAGCCAACGTGATCTTGTCACTGGTTTGTGGCTTCATGTCGTCAAACGACAGGCGCAGCTCTTTGGCCGACACTTCAGTCACGCGCTTGAACATAGTGAAGTACACGCCGGGTGGCATGGTCTCGTGCTTGACTTGGCCAAGCGTTGACTCGACACCAATGTTGCCGGTGTCAATTTGCGAACAAGCAGTCAGCCAGATCGCAGCAAATGCAATCAATATTTTTTTCATGTTGTTTCCTTAAAAGATTTTTCCTGAGCCAAAAGTGGCTTGCAATAAAAATGCAAACAAGATTGCGAAGATCAAGGCAATCATCTTGAACAGATGCGTACCTCGAAATTCGCGCACTTTCACCTTGACGTCCTCGGGCAAGTAGTGCCAGCCAAAATAGCCAGCAAACACAAGCACAGAAAGAAGAACAAGGTGTTTCATTTACTCAGCAGGCTGTAAGTCCAGCTCCATGTTTGCAGGCTTGTAGTGCTCCACAGCGATGCCTTTGGTGAGAAGCTCAACCAAGTCATTCTGTGAAGCCACGTGGGCCTTGATGGTGCTGTTGGCAACATGCGCGATGGCTTGTTGCTTTGTTGCTGCATTGACCAAGCGGATGCCTTGAGGACCGCCAACTACATAGATACGTTCTGCCATGATTTTTCCTTAAAAAATGCCGAGCCAAATGCCCGTGCCGTGAACCCAAGAAATTGGGAAGACGAGGCTGCCGATTACCAACAGCGCCCATGATGCAGTCTTGATGCAAGCGACAACGTGGGTGAGCCACGCTGCCACGCACCAGACGATCAAAATTAAACTGAAGTCCATATCAAACCCCAAATTGGTTTTTCAATTTCCAGAATGCCAACAGAGCGTTGAACATTCCCCAACCACGCTCAAGGTCGTCTTCCGACCACTCGTGGATCTTCACCAAGCCCTTGTGCGTGCGTGAGACGAACACGTTTGCGCAACGAGCATGGGGAAGGTCTAGGCCGTGACGATACGCAGCAAGCTGCATGAGGTTTTCGTCGTAGGCGTCGACCTTGTCTTCAGGGCCAAAGTCTTTTGTCTTTGCGTCAAGGACGATGCCAACAGGTGTTGATTCGTCGCGTCGCGTGTACAAGTCGACCTTGCCACCGTAGCCAAGTTGACTGGCAAAAGACACTTCGGTTTCCCACTTTTGGAATGGGTGAGTCTTGAAGTGCTCAAACACCAGCTTCTCAAAGGCCAAAGCGGCTTCTGGGTGCTCGATGTTCTTGATGCCTGCGTAGTGCTTTTCGATGGACTCGTGGATGCGTGTACCGGCCTCTGCGGCGCGTTTACCCGTTTCCTTGGAGTCAGCTACCACTCGGGCGATAAAGCTCTTCTCGGACTCGTCTGGCATGCGTGGCAAGGTCAGGGCGGCCAGAAGCAACTGTTCGTTCTTCCAGACGTCTAAACCGGGCTTTGCAGCCACTTTCATCACCGTGGTGACCGAAGGTACCAAAGCCATCTTTCGGGCGTCTCTGAGGGTCGTAGGACGGTCTGAGCCGTCTTTTGCTGTTACGGTGTACTGAGGCGCACCGTTGTCGGCGCGATACCAATGAACCGACTCAGCGGAACGTGCAATGATGGTGGTCATACTTTGTTCTCGTCAATACGGTGATCGCCACACCAGTCGGTTTGATACACAACGGGGTAACCGTTCATTGTTGGAGCGTGGCGACGGCAGCGACCAATAATTGGTGCGTCTGGTTTTGTTGGGCCGCTTTGCACTTTTGCGACAAACCAAATGCAGGTGCGGCAGCGCATTCCTTCGCTACGGTGAATCCATGGATCTTGCGTTGTCATACTGGCTTGCTCCCCGCGTCTTTAGCGGCCTTTTTATCAGCCCACTTTTGCTTGAGTAATTCAGACTGTGCTGCGCGGCGCTCAGGCGTCCACTTTGTCTTGTTGGTGTGTACGGTCTTGATCGGTGCCACGCCTTCGAGCTTGGACAAGCGTCGATTGAGGCGAGACATCAAGGTGTACGCCTCAACCAGCTTTTCACTCACGAAGTCCAGCTTTGAGATGGCTTCGTCTTGAATTTCGCTAATGAGCGCAGTGGCCTTAACCGTAGCGCTCACAGTGTCCCCCAGAGCGTTGATTTCTTCCTTGATTCGGGACTTTTCTGCTTTTGAGATAAACATGTTTTCTCCTTAGTACTTGAACATTGGGGCGCAAGTAACGTCACTGATCACGTCTGTGATGTGGCCGCTGACGCGCTTTTTGGACGTGACCATCACGGCACGCATGCCGTTTGTCTGACAGTCATGGATGGCATTGATCACTTCGTTGCGGCTCATGGCCGACACTTGAGAATCAACGAGTAGTTGTTGGTTGGGATACGAGCTGCCAGTAGAGCAACCAGTAAGCACCACGACCAAGAGTGCTAGGTATTTCATGTTGAGTCCTTAGAATGGAATGTCGTCGTCTTCGTCGTCAGCAGACGCTTGTGGCGCTGCCTGAGCCGTTTGCGTGGCTGCCGCTGCTGGCGCATTGCCGTGCAGCTTCTGCCACTCTGGTGACGCTTGGATCTTCGCCTTGAGGTTGGCGCTGAACGTCTCAAACATTTCCATGTCAGGCTCGGACAGGTTGAACAGCTCGTCTTTGTTGACGGCGGCTGGTAAGCCTGCTTTGCGGATCATGGATGGCACAGGAGAGATGCTGTCGACGTTGACGTACATCTTGCCGTCTTGGCCAGCGCGTTCGATCACATTCAACATGCAGTGGACACCGAGCACAGTCTTCAAGTCGAAACGGCGAAGCTCTTCTTGTGTGAACGGTTTGCCACGCCATGCTTGCAGGTCTTTGCGCAAGGTGGCTTTGTCGGCCCAGCTCATGGTGTAGTTCTTGAAAATGGCGAATGGACGGCCATCGCGCATCTTGAGTGGTGTGCCGTCTTCACGGTCACCAAAGATTTCCCAACCCAACATGATTTTGTGGAGGTACTTGACCTGCCCCATGTACTCGGACTTCTGAGTGCCCAAGTCGACGATGCGGTAGCAACGTCCAAGGTGTGAGCCCGGCGGGGTGGACTCGAAATTGCCTTTGTCTTCAACGAAAAAACTCATCTAAATTCTCCTAATGAGAGTTACCCGATCAACGTGATCGTGAACGGACTATAACACGAAATTAAATTAACTGTGCAACTTGCTTTAATATTTTGTTGCCCTATAATCACAACCGAGGGGAAAACTTGCCAAGGTGACGAGCGTTATCTTGGGTCCGGCTTGGTGTCCCCTCACCAACACGCATGGGGATTGGCGAATAAATGCTTGGCAAGATTAAGTTGTGAGTCAAGCATTCGGTTACAGCCGACTTCAGTCCCCAGCCGTGTTGGTGTTCCGTTCGATGAGCCAGTAGGCGAAGGGCGGCGCAGTGCATTAAAGGCGGGGCAGCACCCCAACACCAACAGCTAACACACATGAGGATTGGCGGTATCTGACAGTGCCGCGCCAACGTAAGCCTTGTCAGAGGTGAGCAGCGGCAGACAGAGAGTACTAAACAGACGTGGCTTGAGAGGCTGTGGCCCCCACCGTTTTTGTATTTGACGATATCAGTCCTCAGTTGTGTTGGTGAGTGGTAGTCGCTATGCCCATAGCATAGAAAGACGCCGATGAATATTGTTCTACCTCCGCTGTTCCGTCGGAGCCTGCGCTCAAAAATGAACGGAACCACCAACAACCTTTTGTGGAGAAAAAACAACAATGACGCTGACTGAGTATTTTTCAACTGAACCCCGTGGTGCCAAGGCAGAGATGGCCGAGCACCTCAAGATCACGCCCACATGGCTTGCCCTGTTGATGCGTGGGGACAAGCGTGCGTCCCCTGCTTTGGCCTCGCGTATCGAAAAAGCAACAGGTGGTCTGGTTACACGTGAGGAACTGCGGCCAGACATTTTTGGATGATATGATTTGACATCCCTTGGTCGGGATCATGTAGTAAGCCCTTGGGCACACTCTGGCGGGTACTACCCCGTTCGACCAACTTCCGAAAGGATGAGAGTGTGGCCAAGGGCTTTTTTGTTTGGAGAATGAAAATGAGATTACTGAAATTAGACGACATCCGTATCGACGGAGGCACGCAATTCCGAGACCAAATCAACCAAGATGTGGTCAAAGAGTACAAGCAGGCCATGCTCGATGGTGCGGAGTTCCCGCCCATGCAATGCACGTTCGATGGCACTGATTACTGGCTGTGGGATGGCTTCCACCGCTACTTTGCGATCAAGGCCATTGGCATCAAGCAGGCCGAAGTTGAGTACAAGCCCGGCACGCAGGAAGATGCGCAGGACTTGGCATTGAGTGCCAACGCACGCCACGGCCACAACCGCAACAACGCCACCAAGCGCAAGCAAGTTGAGACAGCCTTGTCCATGCCGCGCCATGCCAACAAGTCTGATCGTGAGATTGCCAAGCTGTGCGAGGTGTCGGGCTCCTTCGTGGCGTCAATTCGCAACCCAGAGGTGAAAGAGAAGCAGGCCAAGAATGTGGCCAAGCACTTTGAGAAGAAGGCGAGCGAAGAGAGTGCAGTTAAACTGCACCCTGACGTAAAACTTACAGACGCACCTGTCGCAGAAAAGCAACACCTTGATCAAGGCCACGGCCCCGACGAGGAAGAGTTGAAGGCGATGGAGATGGCCATGGAGGCTGACCGCAAGTTGCTCAACGACATCCTTGACTCAAACGATCAAATGAAGTTGCTGCACGACGAGGTGACCCGCCTCAACTACTTGGTGGCTCAAAAAGAAATCCGCATCGCGTCACTCATGAACGAAAAGAACACGGCAGTGAAGATGGTCAAAGACCTTCAACGCCAAGTCGACAAATTCAACAAGGCCAAAAAATGACTGAAGTCCTAGCACAGCGAGTGTGTGATGATGGATCAACATTCCCACCACCACGTCCATTCCAGCTTGACGCCCACGATCAACTTCGTGCTGGCTTCAAGGCTGGCCACAAAAACCAACTGATCATGGCCCCCACGGGCGCTGGCAAGACCTACCTTGGCCTGCGCATTTGCAACGAGGCGATGCAAAAGGGCAAGCGTGCCGTGTTCCTCTGTGACCGCACCACGCTGATCAACCAAACGTCAGAAGCCGCCGAGAACTATGGCCTCAAGGACCATGGTGTCATTCAGGCAAACCACTGGCGTCGTCAGCCTGAGCAACTGTTGCAAATTGCATCGGCTCAGACAATCGCCAAGCGCGAATACTGGCCACAACTCGACGTGTTGGTGGTCGACGAGGCGCACACGCAAATGAAGGTGTGGACTGAGTACGCCATGGAGTCGAAGGCAGCCGTAATTGGCTTGTCCGCCACCCCATTTAGCGTTGGCCTTGGGAAAATCTTTTCCAACCTGATCAACGCCACCACAATGCACGAATTGACCGAGTCTGGTGTGTTGGTGCCCATGCGCATTTTTAGCTGCACCAAGCCCGACATGACGGGCGCAAAGACTGCTGGCGGCGAGTGGACGGACACGGCTGCTGCCGAGCGTGGCATGGCCATCGTGGGTGACGTTGTCAACGAGTGGATTAACTTGGCCGAAGGTCGCAAGACGATTGTCTTTGGCGCGACGATCAAGCACTGCGAAGAGCTGGCGCAACAGTTCATCAACCAAGGCGTCATGGCCGCTGTGTTCACGTCCGAGACGACCGCCAAAGAGCGCGAGATCCTCTTGGAAGAGTACCGCAAGCCAGACAGCTACCTCAAGGTGCTGATCAGCGTGGAAGCCTTGGCCAAGGGCTTTGACGTGCCAGACGTTGGCTGTGTGTGTGATGCACGCCCCTTGCGCAAGTCGTTGTCGACTGCCATCCAGATGTGGGGGCGCGGCCTTCGCTCGTCGCCTTCCACTGGCAAGAAAGATTGTTTCCTCTTGGACTTCAGCGGCAACATCATTCGCTTTGCCGAAGACTTCACCGAGGTGTTTTTTAATGGCCTAGAGACCTTAGATTCTGGCGACAAGTTGGACAAGAAGATTCGCCAAGACGAAGACGAGGCCGAGATGAAGGGCTGCCCCAAGTGCGGGTACAAGCCATTCCATAAGCGCTGCATGGCGTGTGGCCACGAGAAGGTGAAGGAGAGCGTCAGCGCAGCCGAGCACGGTGTCATGGCCGAGATCACGATTGGCGAAGGCAAGAGCAAAAAGAAGTTGGCCGACAACGCAGAGCACCTGTGGAATCAACTGTGTACGTATGCACGCCATCACAGCGCCCCTGAGAAGCAATCAGCACGTGCATGGCACCTGTACAAGAAGATCACTGGCCAAGACACGCAGTGGAAGTTCTCGACCGCCCCGAACGCTGAAGTCACGCGCAACGTCCACAACAAGATCCAACAAATGAACATCGCCTTCAAGAAGGGGTTGCAAAAATGAAACTGACATTTTTCAGCAAATACGACATTGCTCTGCATGGCGTGCCCACCTGCGCAATATGCAACAAGCCCGTCGAAAGCATGAAGTCGCTATACAACCCAAATAGCATGGCTAAACAGTTTTTTGTTTTTTGTCACGGCGAGTCCGAGGCTGTGACCTTGTCCGACGAGTACATTGAGAACTGCGACAGCGTTCGCTTTGGCCAAGCATTCATTGACAAGCTGCCTCAACCACAGTTGGAGGCGAAATGAGCTTCATTGATTTTGCACGCGCCCATGGCGTTGACATCGACCCTGCACGCTTCTACGCATCCGACAAGATCCGTCGCTGCGGCACGGTTGACAAGCCCCGATCATTGAATGGCTCATACCTTTGGGATGGTGAGCGTGGTTGGGTGTTCAATTGGGCTGACGAGGCCCGAACAATTTGGTACGAAGACCCAAACGCCAAGCCATGGACGCCGGAAGAAAAGCGTGCGTGGATGCTCAAGCGCCAAGTGGCCAACGCGCAGAAGGACAACGCCTACGACTTGGCCGCCCAACGTGCTGACATCACCTTGCGCTCGGCCAAGATGGCCACGCACAACTACCTTGCATTGAAGGGCTTCCCTGAGATGGAAGGGCTCGTGTTGGAAGAGCGTTTGTTGATCCCAATGCGCAACGTGGCCACCAATACCTTGCAGGGCTACCAACAGGTGTATTGGGACGGTGAGGCACGCAAGTGGGAGAAAAAGATGCTCACCGGCATGCGTGCTAAGAATGCCGTGCTGTACATGGGCGATAGAACGGCTCCAGAGGCTTGGTTGGTCGAAGGGTATGCCACAGGTCTATCCTTGCACGCTGCGCTGCGTAGCGTGGGTCTGAAGGCTTCTGTGGTGGTTTGCTTCAGTGCATCGAACCTTGTGATCGTGGCTGACCAGATTCAGGGGCGCAAGTTTGTGTATGCAGACAATGACCCCAGCAAAAAGCATCCAGACACTGGTGCCGAGGTGGGCATGGCAGGGGAGCGGTCAGCGATCCAAACCGGTTTGCCTTGGACCATGTCCGACACGGTTGGCCATGACGCCAATGACGACCACAAGGCGACGGGACTTTTCTCGGTTGTTGCAAAAATAATGAAATTGCGCAGTCAGAAAACCTAGTATGATTTACGCAAGACTGGAAGAGTTACCAATTACAGACGGTCTTCAAAAATGTCAGATAAATTGGGGCTGATTGCCAAAGCCATACGACAGTGCAACGTGCGGTGCGATACCAACGATAGGGATAGAACGCAAGGAGCAATGCTACAAATTCTCTGACGCTTCGGAAAGACGAAGATTTTCTTTTTTAGACATCCAAGGATAGTCAATGAAAAAACAAATGCAGCTTGGCATGAATGCCAGCACAGCCTCCCATCGTTTAGTCAAAGACCTGCTGTTCAGCTTTGTTGAAAAGTCAGGCCATGTTTGCCATCAATGCAGCAAGCCAATGACGCGAGACGACTTCAGCATTGAGCACAAGACACCTTGGCTTGATAGCGAAAAACCCCAAGAACTTTTTTTTGATCTGAACAACATTGCATTCAGTCACAAATGGTGTAACATTGCCGCAGCGCGAAAGCCCAACAAGTTGGAGCTGACGCCTGAAGAACGTAAAAAACACAATGCAACACTTGAACGTCAACGCTGGCAAAAGCTGTCTCCTGAAGAGCAGCAAGCAATCCGTCGTAGGAAATACGAACGGAATGGCGTTTGACGTCTGCGCACAGACCAATAATTCATCATCAACGTCGACGTCGCCAAGTAATTGGCGATATTGATCCATCCCTGCAATGGGGATGCGGTGCAGTTGGTGAGGCACGGCAGTCTGTAAAACTGTTACTTCTACGTTGAGTTGGTTCGAATCCAGCCATCCCCACCAAAATCCCTCCCCAAAAGTTTTTTGCTTAGTAGCTCAGTTGGTAGAGCGCGGCACTGTTAATGCCGTTGTCGCTGGTTCGATCCCAGCCTAAGCAGCCAGCCCGATTAGCTCAGTGGTAGAGCATCCGCCTTGTAAGCGGGAGGTCGTCTGTTCGAGTCAGACATTGGGCACCAGTTTAGGAAGAGTGGCCGAGTGGTCTATGGCAGCAGTCTTGAAAACTGTCGCATCGAAAGGTGCCGTGAGTTCGAATCTCACTTCTTCCGCCAGTTTGTTTCTCGTTCGTTCAATGGTAGGACTTCGGATTCCAAATCCGATAACGGCGGTTCGATTCCGTCACGGGATGCCATGGAAAGTTGGCCGAGTGGTTAAGGCAGCAGGTTGCTAACCTGTCACTCAGAAATGGGTGCGTTGGTTCGAATCCAACACTTTCCGCCAAAATATTTTTGCGCTACGTTTTTTTGTGGTAGAGTTCACTCGTTGTCGTAACGGTCAACAGAGATAAGCCACTTACTCATGCAAACTGCCTTCGCAAGAAGGACCGTTACCAGTTTGCAGCAGTAAGTGGCTTTTTTTATTCCCGTTCGACAGCCGTACTCCGCACGATAGCAAGCACCTCACACGTGGTGGCGCGGAAGGAAAGCGTACACGGTATGCAACCGTGGATTTGATGATGGTGAACGCGCAGGCTGATGCGCAGTTATGACTGGCGGCTATGAAGGGTTAAGCCGTAAGCAGGGGTTCAGCGCCTGCCACCATCATCAAGTCCATGGGCTAGGGGGCAGTTCCCGAACAATCCGTGCGGCTGGTCGAATCATCAAGCCGAGGGGTAGACGGTATCCAATCCGTCACATGATGATCCCGTTCGCGGGGGTGAAGCACCTTCCCTCTCTACTCCATGCCCATGGGGTAGGGGGGTCTTTGGGTGAAAGGATCTAAGGGGTCAATAAGGCCCAAAAAGGGGTGGCCGGACCCACGTGGTTTTTTGGCAACACGCTGAAAATAAATTGGCCAAGATTTCCCACTTATCTAATTTCGTGTTATAGTTACTCCACGACAACGAAGTCGGTTTAACCGGAGTAAATCATGTTCCCAGCAACTCGCAGCAATGCCATCACTTACTTGTATTTTTGCACTTTGGGTGGTTTGTCAAACCCCAACGTGTGCAAAGTTGAGCACCGCAACGGTACTCACGTTTATTACACCTATCACTTGATCAGCGTGCTTTGAGTGGAGAACGACATGAAACTTTACCGCGCATGGATCAATCAACCAAGCACCTTGCAGCCACTGCATGCGCTGCACGGCACTCACTGCATCGTTCACGACACTGGCGACCAATCGGTCACCCTGTACTTCACAGAAGGCGATGTGCATTCAACAACAGCTTTTCGCCAATGCATTTCACGTGTGTATCTGTCGGACGCAGAAACAAAGGTGGCAGCATGACAAAAGAAACAGGCGGACTAGCGTTTGGCGCACATCCAGAATCTGCCAATTGGCATCCTTCATGGCAAGGAATGACCTTGCGCGATTACTTTGCTGCCAAGGCAATGCAGGTGTTTCTCACAAATGAGAGAAGCACTATGACTGGCGATGCCACCGCAGCCTATGAGATGGCCGACGCCATGCTGGAGGCACGCAAATGACCAAATGGAAACAACGACGCCGTGAGCGTGAACAGCAGTTGCATCAATTTGCTGCTGCATCCTTGCCAGTGTTCTTGGACATGATCTTGACGCAGTGCATCAAACACAACGCAAGCAAAAAAGATGCTGAAGAACTCCGCCAAACAGCAGCCGAGTGTGCATGGGCACACGCAGAAATTATGTTGAGGACAAAGTCATGAGAACACCACACAAACACGCAGAGCTGATCAAAGCATGGGCCGATGGCGCTGAAATTCAATTTAGATACAACGCCAACATTCCTTGGAGTGATGTGAAAGGCGTTTGCGGCTGGGATGTTGATTGCGAGTTTCGCATCAAACCAGAGCCAAAGCCTGACGTTCGCGCTTGGTTTAAAACTGGAAACATCAATCGTGCCATGGCTAACCTTGGCGCCAGCGTTGGGGTAATTCTTTCCGAGCGAGAGAACGCAAACCTGATGCTCACCTATGACGGCGAGACAGGCGAGCTGAAAGCAGCGGAGGTTCTATGAAATACAAGCTCACCTACAGCATGTTGGACGTCATGATGTCTAGCCCTGAGCGCCCAATGAAGGAGAGCGCACGCACTCACCAACTCACTCGCATGTGGAGCGGATTGGCTGCATTGGAGACGTCAGAGAACCCAACACAAGCAGATTGGATCGCTGTGTCGGACGCCGTCAACATGATGGAGACGTTGGTCGAAATGGGCTTTGCTAGAGACGAAGACAACTTGATCGCAGAGGCGGTGCTGATCCTCAAAGCCACGGCAGAGCGTTACAAGCATGGCCAACAACTGCGATTGACTGGCGCAGGCATTCAACTGTTGCGTGGCATTTTGGAGGACTACGCATACCTCACAGAAAACTTGGACGAGCGCACCATGGTTCATGCACATCGCAAGACAGAAATGCGCATTCAAGACATTCTCTCGGGGCGTGCAAAGCCAAACGACATAAGGTTGACAGCATGACACAAGATGAAATCTTAGAGATGGCTAGAGAGGCTGACTTGTGGGTTGTGAATGATGTTGCACTGCTTGAAGCCTTTGCCAAACTGGTAGCGTCAAAGTATGAACAAGAAATTCAAGACCTTAAAGATGAGATTTTGAATCTGATGGAGCGTCAAGATGACTAGATATGAAATCATTGAGATGGCTGACAAGGCTGACGCAGAAGCCGACAACGTGCTGAACATGAAAGGTGAGTACCACCCAAACTGGCATCAAGTTCGTGATGAAATCTTTGCCAAACTGGTAGCAGCTAAAGAGCGTGAGGCACTTTTGGATACTGTTTACAGCTACGCTAAAAGTCTTTCATGGAATGAAGATTTTCAAGCGGACATCCGAGCAAGAGGTGAAGCATGACGCCCGAAGAAATCAAAGAAGAGAAGCGGTGGGCACGCCGCAAATCAGCCTTCATGGAAGCTGGTCTCAACAACAATGATGCCCACGACCTTGCAGCTCGTTTAATGATGCGTGATCGTGACCCCTACGACGACCGGCGAGTGTGCTTTGAGTGCAGCCGATACATGGGCAACTTGTGTCTTGGCTACCTCAAGAACAACAGACCCACCCATCCGCTTCGTTTCATCTTGCAACGCTGCGACAAATTCAAACTCAAACAGAAAAAATCGTATGGCACTCTATCTAGGAATTGATCCCGGCTTCAGCGGCGCGTGGGGCATGATCGACCACAACGGCAAGTACCAGTCATGCGGTGACATGCTCAACAACGGCAAGCACATTCTGTCGCGCTACGTGCATGCAGAGATCAGCCAAGCCGTGGATCGCCAAGACATTCAAGGCGTGATCGAGTCGGTGCATAGCATGCCCGGCCAAGGCGTTAGCAGCTCATTCAAGTTCGGTATCGCCTTTGGTATGGCCATCGCCATCATGGAGCGCATCAACTGCCCATGGATGTTGGTCACCCCACAGAAGTGGAAGAAGGAGATGGGACTCACCGCCGACAAGAACGAGTCACTCGACATGGCCAGACAACTTTGGCCAACAGCCCCACTTGCACGCAAGATGGACAACGGACGTGCCGAAGCACTTTTAATGGCCGAATGGCTGCGCAGACAGGACAAATAATGAAACGCATTCAACTACCAAGAATCCCACGAGCAAACGACATCCTGAATGCTCAGTACACCAAGGACAACATGCGCAGCTACGCACACAGAGCAATGCACGTTGAGCGCAATGCGATTGCAGATTTTTTTGAAAAAGAGAACCAGCTATTCACTGGCGACTACATCGCCAAACTTATCAGAGAGCGAGGCCAAAAATGAACCAGAAGGACATCAACGACGCCGTCACGTATTTGTACACGCACGGCCAAAAATATGCTGAAGCAAAAGCCGAGGTGACCTACTTGGAAGAGTTCCGCAAGAGCAAGAAGGCCATGCTGATGAAGACGGCTATGGAGAACGGTTCTAAGTCGGTCGCAGCGGCTGAAATAGAAGCGTATGCAGACATGGAGTACATAGCCCTGCTGACAGGCATCAGGGTGGCCGTAGAGAAGTCGGAGTCATTAAGATGGGGTCTTATTTCTGCTCAAGCAAGAATTGAAATTTTTAGAACACTAGAGGCCAGCAATCGAGCATTTGATAGAGCCGTGTCGTAAAATTGTGGCAATGGCTACCCTTAGCGGGGGAAAAGGCGATTCGTTACCGCCCTGCCATTGCTCACCTAGTAACGCTTCCACCAATAACGAGGTGCGACATGGCAATAAAACACGGCCAAACCTACACGCCAACATACAGAAGTTGGGAAGCAATGAAGTACAGATGCAACAGAGAGTCATATTCGCTTTACAGCGAATATGGTGGACGTGGCATCACGTATTGCCCACGATGGGAAAAGTTTGAAAACTTTTTTGAAGACATGGGCCATCGACCTGCTGGTAAGACGTTAGATCGAATTGATTCTGATGGCAACTATGAGCTTTCAAATTGCCGATGGGCAGATGCCGTCACGCAACGCCGCAACAGAAGAGA